ATCGACACCGAGAATGCAACGCCTGTCGATAAGCTCGCTCGCATGGGGATCGACGTCTCGAAGAAGTTCGTGTACTGCGATACGCACTGCACGGAAGAGGTGTTCAAGATCATCGAGTCCACGATCACGAAGGCGAAGCAGGTCGTCAGCAAGAACGTTCCGATCCTCGTGATCTACGATTCCGTCGCATCGTCCTCGCCGAAAGCTGAGCTGGACGGAGACTACGACGAGCAGACTGTCGGCCTGCAGGCACGCACTCTCTCGAAGTGCATGCGGAAGGTCGTCGGCGTGATAGGCCAGAACAACGTCACGTTGTTGATCCTCAACCAACTACGTGAGAAGATCGGCGTCATGCACGGCGATCCTCTCGTTGCTCCCGGTGGTAAGGCGATCCCGTTCCATGCGTCTATTCGGCTACGGTTGGGTTCCGGTTTTCCGGTCAAGGACAAGAACAACAACATCATCGGCATCCACGTCACCGCGTCGATCAAGAAGAACAAGGTCGCTGCGCCGTTCAGGCAGTGCGAGTTCGACATCCTCTTCGGCCGTGGTATCAGCGAGCACGAGTACCTTTTCGACGAGCTACGTACGTTTTGTTCGAACAACGGGCCCGTGCAGGCGGGCGATTCGTTGATCAACCTCGAGGGTGTCAGCACGTGGAAGACGCTGAGCGTCGTCGACAAGAACACCGGCGAGGTGCTCGTCGAGAAGAAGTTCTACAAGTCCGAATTCGGCGACATCGTGAAAGACCCGCAATACAAACCGTTCATCGACGCCGTGGCACAGGCTGCATTCGTTCTGACGTACGGCGAAGACGCTCTGACGACGGACGGTGAGACGCCCGCGACGGATGGTGAGGGTGAGGAGCAACAGGATTGAAAGGGCCGATCGTAGTCAAGTTGAAGAAGTTGCACCCAGACGCAAGGGTGCCCGAATACGCAACGGCTGGTGCGAGCGGCGCTGATCTCTATGCGTTGCACGACGACGTCGTTGACGTCCACGGTGTGCGCGCAGTGCGTACCGGCATCGCGATCGAGCTATCACCAGGTTACGAGGCACAGGTGCGCCCACGTTCTGGCCTAGCCGTCAAACACGGTGTGACAGTGTTGAATGCGCCCGGGACCATCGATTGTGACTATCGAGGTGAAATCGTGGTGTTGCTGATCAACCACGGCATGCACTCGTACGCATGCCGCGCGGGCGATCGTGTAGCGCAGTTAGTCATCGCACCGGTGACGAGAGCACAGTACTGTCAAGTAGATGGGCTTGAAGACACACAGCGCGGTACCGGCGGATTCGGTTCGACGGGCACGTAATTGATCAATACGTTCAACACAGACTGTTCGATACCGATTGTGTTGATCGATCCTTCCCAGAGCACCATGAGTTTAAAGCCCGCGCTGATTGCAGCTCGTTGCTTGATTGCGTCAGCCTCCCAGATGCCGCGTGCAGTCGTATTGCGCGATTCATTGGTAAAATTTGCGTCATATTTGAAAGGACTTCCATTACGAAATTGTTCAATGAGCAACGAGTTCTGGGTGTAGATCACGTTTCATCTAAATCTAGATACATTCTATGAGCATGACAAGGCCGCGGCTCTTAGTTGATGGACTCAATCTGTTTTGTCGTAGTTTTGCCGCCTACCCATCAATGAACGTAAACGGCGAAGCGATGGGCGGTTGCATAGGATTTTTGAAAACGCTTAGTCGATTAGTTGATCACATCGTGCCATCTATGATCTGCGTCGTGTGGGAAAGCGGTGGTTCAGCTAGACGTCGAAAAATCTTGCCGGAGTACAAGTTGAACAGAAGGCCTGAACGGTTAAACCGTTTTTACGAAGACGATTTTCCAGAAACCGATTCAAATCGCCAACACCAGATCATTTTGCTGCTCAACGCGCTAAAGCGCGTTCCCGCGTGCCAGATCTATGTGCCAAACTGCGAAGGAGACGATGTCATCGCCTACCTATCTCGCGGTCCGTTTAGGGCCGACGAACGCGTCATCGCTTCGAGTGACAAGGATATGTACCAGCTGCTCGACAGCAAGACGTCGGTCTACAACTTCCACAAGAAGACGTACGTCACTGCTGAGGACGTATTTGAGCAGTATCGCATCAGGCCTTACAACTTCGCGCTGGCGAAGACGTTGTGCGGTGATCCGACGGACAACGTACCCGGGATCAAGGGCGTTGGTTTCAAGACTGCCGTGAAGCGTTTCCCGATGTTGGGTAGCGACGACGTTGTGTTGCTCACAGATCTCTTCAGCTTCTGCGCAGCCCACGCTGACGAATCTGCTGTCTACGAGCGCGTGCTCGGTCAGAAGAGCGACCTCGAGCGCAACTGGCGCCTCGTCCACCTCGACGGCAGCATGTTGTCGGCGGCACAGGCTTCGAAGGTGGACAGCGTGGTGAATACATTCAAGCCACGGGTTGATAAGCTCGGATTCATCAAGCTGCTCGTCGATGAGGGCATCAATGACTTCGACGTCGACAGCTTCTTCTACGCTTTCAACTGCATCGAGGGCGTGGAGTACTCGTCCCGGAGCAACAGATGAGTGAACCAACGGGCAACGCGTCGGGTGTATCGTTCGGATCGTACGGCAAGAGCTTCCAGGAGAAGATCGTGCAGGCTCTGCTCACGGATCACCGGTGGGCGGAGCAGATGCTCGAAGTCTTCGACTCGAGCTACCTCGAGCTGAAGTACCTTTCGTTCCTCGCTGACCGTTACTTTACGTACGCGAAGAAGTACAAGGTCTTCCCGACGATGCAGCTGCTTGTCACGATCATCAAAGACGAGCTAAAGTCAAACACAGACGGCACTCTCAGGGACCAGGTCGTTGACTACCTACAGCGTGTCAGAGCGAATCCGTCTCCCGGAGACATGCCGTACGTCAAGGAGAAGGCGCTCGATTTCTGCCGGAAACAGGCGTTGAAGGCCGCGCTTGAGGACGCCGTCGACCAGATCCAGGCAGAGAAGTACGAATCCATCGTCGACGGCATCAAGAGGGCGGTCTCCGTCGGCACCGTGACGTCCCTCGGTCACAACTTTTTCACGGACTACGAGTCGCGGCTCATCAGCCTCAAGCGTGAGTGCATCCCGACGGGAATCGATGAGCTCGACCAGAAAGACATCTTGAACGGCGGTTTGGGAAAGGGCGAACTCGGCGTAATCGTTGCTCCAACCGGCGTCGGTAAGTCGCACTTCCTCGTTATGCTCGGTTGTAACGCGATGAGAGCGCACAAGAACGTGCTGCACTTTACGTTCGAGCTCTCTGAGACGATGGTCGGCGTGCGTTACGATTCCAACTTGTGTGACGTCGATTCCAACACGATCGTCGAGAACAAGGATAAGATCGTCGAGAGCTATAGCCACAGCAGCTTCGGCCAGCTCTACATCAAATCGTACCCGACGAACACAGCAACAATACACACGTTGAGAGCACACGTCGAACGCCTCGCGCTTCGGGGTTTCGTTCCTGACATCATACTCGTCGACTATGCTGATATCATGCGGTCGACGCGACAATACGATTCTTTGCGGCACGAGCTCAAGTTAGTGTACGAAGAGCTGCGAGGCTTCTCGATGGAGAGAAATCTCCCGATTTGGACAGCGTCGCAATCGAACAAAGAGGGTTCGAACTCTGACGTCGTCGACTTGGGGAACATGAGCGAGGCATACGGCAAGGCGATGGTCGCTGACGTCGTGGTGTCGGTCTCACGGAAAGCGTACGAAAAGGCGACGGGTTGGGGTCGGTTGTTCGTGGCGAAGAACCGAGCGGGTAGAGACGGCGTGCTGTATCCCGTGAAGATCGACACGGCTCGTAGCAAGTTCGCCGTGACAGGGCAGGCGCACACTCCCGAAGATGCCCACGCTGAGGACGCGGACGAGTTCAAAAAAGCGCTGCGTTCGAAGTGGAACGAGCTCCAGACCGGTGTCGCCAAGATCAAGACGGCCGATACAGATCCTCCTCCATCGAGCCGCGGCTCGAAGGACGACGACGAGGAGACGGAATAGTTATGAGAACACAGCGTTGTGGTCTACGCGACGTGTAGTGAGGTTTTGAATGAGGACGTACACTTACGATGAGGCGTCCGCTGCCTCCGTCGATTTCTTCTCTGGTGACGTTTTCGCTGCTGATACATTCGTTACGAAGTATGCGTTGAGCAACGTTGTCAACGACGGAAACGCGTACGAGAACGTCTACTACGAGCGGTCTCCGGCAGACATGCTTAACCGCACGACTGACGAATTCTATCGTGCCGAATCGAAGTACTTGAACCCGATGCCTCGCAGCGAGATATTGCGACTTCTCGCAACGCTCGACAACGATGGCAATGTCGTTGATTTCGGCGACGTCGTGCCGCAGGGCAGCCCACTCTCTGCGATGGGAAACCCGTACAGATGCCAGTCGCTATCAAACTGCTTCGTCGTCAAGCCACCGCACGACTCTTATGCCGGCATCATGTACACTGACGAACAACTGGCACAGATCATGAAACGGCGCGGTGGGGTCGGCGTCGATGTCTCGCCGATCAGGCCCCGTGGGATGCCCACAACGAATGCCGCTCGTACGACCGACGGTATCGGCATCTTCATGCAGAGGTACTCGAATACGTGTGGCGAGGTGGCACAGGGTGGCCGTCGCGGAGCTCTGATGATCACGATCTCGTGCATGCATCCGGAGATCGAGACGTTCATCAATATCAAGCGCGGCAAGCAACTCATCAACAACGCGAACATCTCGATCAGGTGGACTGATGAGTTCATGCAGACAGTGAAGGACAATGCCCAGATAACTCTCCGTTGGCCGGTGGATGCCACTCCAGAGAATGCGAAGGTGACGAAGGTAGTCAATGCTGCAGAGGTATTTGAGCAATTTATCCAAGCCAACTGGGAGGCAGACGATCCAGGTGGTCTGTTTTGGGACACGATCCTCAAGATGTCTCCGGCAGATTGTTACGCAGACGCCGGTTATGAGACGCTAGCAACGAATCCGTGTGCTGAGCTTCCGCTGTCTGCGAACGATTCGTGCCGACTCATGGTCGTCGTTGCCACTCGCTTTGTGCTCGACCCGTGGACGCCAAACGCTCGCTTCGACTTCACCCGCTTCGACGAGGTCGTGCGCAAGGCACAGAGGTTGATGGACGACCTCGTCGACTTGGAGCTTGAGGCAATCGACAAGATCATCGCAAAGGTGAACAGCGATCCCGAACCAGAACACGTGAAGCAGCGCGAACTAGAGTTGTGGACAGCGATCCGCGATGCTGCCGCGCGCGGCCGCCGGACGGGTTTGGGTCTGACTGCGATAGGCGATGCGCTGGCAATGCTCGGAATCCGCTACGGATCAGACGAGTCGATCACGTTTGTCGAAGAGATCTACAAACACCTCGCTGTCAATTCGTACCGTTCGAGCGTTCAGATGGCATCAGAGCGCGGGGCGTTCCCAGCGTACGATGCTGCTCGCGAGCTCGACCATCCATTCATCGCACAGATCATGGTTGAAGATGCCGAGCTCGCGTCTTCGTACACCATCTACGGCCGCAGGAACATTGCGAATCTCACGACTGCACCGGTCGGATCGATCTCTTGCATGCTGCAACGTACGTCAGGGATCGAACCGACATTCAAGGTCGCCTACAAACGCCGCAGGAAGCTCTCGCCGAACGACACCATCAGTGTAGACTTTGTCGACAAACACGGAAACAAGTGGCATGAGTACGCAATCACCCACCGCGGCTTCGAAGAGTGGATGAAAGCCAACGGTAAGGTCGAAAAAGACATCGAACAATCGCCGTATTGGAAGTCGACATCAGATGATATCGATTGGGTGGCTTCTGTGAAGCTACAAGCCGCTGCACAGAAGTGGATCGATCACTCTATCAGCAAGACTGTGAACGTACCTGCTAGCGCGACAGTTGACTTGGTGAAGCAAG